CTCAATGCGTTTGGTATCTCTCAATTCTCGGTAGCAGTAAAGATCCTGCAATTCATCAAAACGCATTTGCCGCCCATCATGCACATTTTTCCCGCTTGGAACATAGGTGCGGATAACACGATCTAAAGTATTCAATGTAACAGCATTAAAATCCCTATGCCCTAAACTGACGCAAAGCATACCACATCCAATATCCACGCCAACGATGTTTGGAATTACTTTGTTTCCGAGATCCGCAGTAAAGCCAATGACACATCCCTTTCCGGAGTGAACATCCGGCATGATACGAACCTTACAGTCCTTAAAGGCATCCTGAGACAGAAGAGTGTTAATCTGTTCCAAAGCCTCATCTTCGATGGTTTTTGCATAAACTTTCAAATTACTCATAGTGATCCTCCTATACTTTGTATGTTTTGTTATTTCCAGAATTTCCGTTGTATTTTGTGAAAGGGCGAACCCATACACGTTTACCGGTTTTTGTAGTTCGGTAAAACCCCCTCACGCTTACCTGCTCAGTAGGTTTTGTGTAATGCCTTTTTGTACCGTCTGCAGGAATAGGTCTGCTATCAATGTGGTACGTGGTTATCAGTGGCGTAGCACCGCCGGAATGGCACAACCTTTTTTGGTGCTTATGAGAAATGCGCTTCTTTTTCTGTTCCGTAGTCTCAATGCAGTTGCGGTAATGAGTTGCAAAACACATGAGAGAGTGGAACTTCAATGCCTCCTTGTATGGCGTTCTGTCAGCGGCAAGAACCATCCGGGCAACCTTTCGTTTCTCTTTGCTTAATCCGGCAGGAAAGACAATGCTTTCGATTTCCTGAGTTTTCGGATCATACCGATAATTGCAGACATACACGCCACCCATATACAGATGCAGCCTGACGAATACACCCTCCTGCTCATAATAGAATTTAATATCTTCCTCCGGCAGTTCAACCAATGCGGAGGGAATGGGGATGCGGAACTCTTCGGCATCCAACCAATCTTTATTTTGCCGATACCATTCAATGATCTTCTCTGTTTTCTCAATGGTATCGACTACGATTTTATTGCAGTTTGTAATATCAATCATGCCTAAGACCTCCATTTCTTCAATGGTTCCTTATAGCATTTGTCTATTTGGACACGTTCTTATCAAGCGGCATCGTGCGCTCCGCCGGAGATACGCGAATGTCAGGAGATCCCACTATCCTTATCCGGTTTCGCATTAAAGCCGGAAAACCTGTCAACCAACAAAGGGATGGTGTATGCCGTTATCAACCCTCATACCGGCAGCAGTTTTCACATTAAAAACTGCCAGAAACCTGTTACACGACACTCAAATAGACAAATCTTATAAGAAACCATTACTATATATGCGCCTCATTTGGGGCGGTAAATAATATCAACGTGGGAATCTAATGCCTGCTCAATCTTCTCATCCGTAACACCCAAGTAGCGAGCTGTAACGGCGGCGGAACTGTGCTGATACAGGCGGCGGACCAGCTCAATGTCCTTTCCATTCTTGTAGTAAATCTCTGTTCCGAAGTATTTACGGAACGAATGGGTTGATATGTCCTCATACCCAGGACCGAGCCAGTCACACACTTTTTTCAGATGTTTTTGTACTGCCCGGACACCGATAGGGAATATCAGATCATCGCCCTCAATACCCTCAGAGTTCGCATATTCAAGGAGAAAGTTGTAGACCTGTTCCTGAACCTTGAAACGGCGAACCTTTCCGGTCTTATGCTCAATAATATTGAAAGCGTGACCGGAGGGTGTCTTAATGAAAGAGGAACGCCGGAGAGAGAGGGTATCGCCAATACGCAACCCTACATTCGCCTCAATAACGAGGATCGTAGCAATCCTGGGATTAGGCTGTATGCAGTCTCCAATGCCCTCATATAAAGTTTTTATGATAGTCTCATACTGCTCATGCGTACAAGCTGTTGTTGTCTTTCCTGCCATTCTAATCACATCCCCTTAATCTACTGTGGCACTGCCGTAATATGTCTCAATGGTCTCATAGCCGGACACCCACTTATTGTATTTGCTTTCTAAGTCTGCATTCTGGAAATCATACCGGCGTGCGTTGTCATACCGTGCGCTCCGGCGGAGGGCGTACACACATTTGAATCAATCCTCAATGGAATTTCCGCAGACTGTATGTACTTGCACCAGATCATCCTTATAATCACTGTGAAACCAGTTCAATATCTCATTTACTTTAACTGTAACCATATCAATCCATCCTTACTGATTTTTCATCAAACCGGCAACAACATTGTTGATCGCCGTCTCAGATACAAACCCACCTTGCAGTCTTACCGGAGTAAGAGAGCCGTTAGGAAGAAAGAGCATATCGCCATGTCCCATGAGCTTTTCGCCGCCTGCCATATCCAATGCAACCATAGAGTTTGTGACTGTGCCGACACGTAGACAGATCTTTGTAGGCATATTCGCTTTAATCAATCCAGTAACAACCTTTGCAACCGGGTACTGCGTAGCGATTACAAGGTGGATGCCACAGGCACGGGCTTTCTGTGCGATTCTTACAATATGTCCCTCAACGGATTTTCCGCCCATACTCATAAGGTCGGACAACTCATCAATGAAAACTATGTCACGTCTCATAGGAGCGTCTGCGAATTTTGTATTGTAGCTGTCAATATCGCGGCAACCGGTAGAGGCAAGGACGGAGTAGCGGCGATCCATCTCAATACAAAGGTTCTTCAATAATTCAACCGCACCATTTACCTCGGACACAACCGTACACGCCGCAAGGTTCTTGTAATACTCAAACTCTGTTGCTTTCGGATCAATGATATATAAGTGCATCTGTGCCGGGTTCTTTTTCATCAGCAGGGACAAGATGAGGTTATGCAGCACGATTGATTTACCAGATCCGGTCATACCAGAAATGAGAATGTGACAAGCCTTGGCAATGTCAATGTAATGCTTAGAACCATCAACCGCCATACCGATAGCCATTGTGAACCCATCGGAGGACTGATATTCATTATCAATGAGCATATCGCCCAGAAATACGGTTTCTGTACCAGTCGGAACCTCAATATACACATAACCATTATCAAATCTCAAAGAGGCGTTGCAGTGCAAGGCTGCCTGAAATTCCTTTTCACGTCTCAAAATGGCTTGCACCTGAGTTCCGGGAGCCGGTTCAATAACATACTGCGTAAGGCGTGGTCCCTGGTTGATCTTCGTGAGGGTGGAGCGGAGGCGGAAAGAGTTCAATACACTCAATATGGTTTCGGCCTCTTGTCTTACTCCATGAGATCCCCATGAGGTATGATAAGTCATATTGCCCTCAACGGTAGGGAAGATATACGGCTTTGTAAGTTCATACGCCGGAGCGGTGGCGGCGGTCTGTCTCTCTGCGGACTCTTTCAGTCCTGCGTTGAGAAGTGCGCGGGCCTCACTGTGTTTTCTATTTGCGGTCAATGCTTCCATACAGTTGATAAATACACTTTTCTTTCTCATGGTTCTCAATCCTTTCTTTACCGGATGCCGGTATTACACAATTTGCTGTTCAATCGCTGCAACTCTTTCATGTAAGAGTCAATAGCGTCCTGCGATTTTGTATCACACACAAGGCGTTTTGCCTGTCCTGCGTTCTCGATCATTGTCAAGATTCCATCACTTAACAAGGTCAATTCTCTATCGTTAAAGCTCATTACTACGTTACCCATTTGCGTTACCTCCATATTACAATCTGTTACATGATGTTACAATGTAACGAAATCAAGCCAAAATACCCTCAATCAGTCGGCGGTTTCCGGGTGTAACCTCTCCGCCGTAGTTGGAAACGGTTAGAATCAGGTCAATAGCCGTTCTCAATCCTCGAAGCTCGGCAGATACCCGGCTGCGCTCATTGTGGTAATTCTTCAACGCCTCACGCTGAATAGGAAGCTCAATAGAAAGTTCAAAGCGTGTGCGGCGTGGTGTGGATGGGTTGTTATAGGTGCGATCCATTGCATCAATGGCAGCCATGCGGCGATCCTCTTCAATGCTCATGCGCTTTTCTGTTGCTTCAAGGCTTGACACCTTGGCCTGCAGTAACTCAAAACTGCTCATACCGTTCTCAATTCTCAATGCTGTATTATTCATGGTTTCTTATCCTCCTAAACTCAATATGTTATGCTGTGACTACTTCATAATTTGCCGGAATCCTGGTTGCTGGCACATAACGGCCAGATGATTGGCAGAACCAGAAAGGGCGTTTGAACTGATACGCCGCGGCGTGTTTCAATAGTTCGATGCTTTCCCCGGTGTGGAGAGTAAAGCGGATCACTGCGCCGACAGGTAAATTTTTCAATGCGTGCGGATCTTTCTTTGCTTCAATGTTCTTTCTGCATCTCTCGCGCCAGTTATTGGCATATTCTGAATCAGTAGGGGAGAGAAGAGAGAGAATAGAAGCCGGGCAATGATCTTCACATGGTCCAGAACTTTCCCCCATCGTCTTAACTCCAAAATTGAAATAGTCCCGGCTGTTGGTGTGCGTCAATACAACGGCGGCGGCTGTCTCTGCCTCTCCGGTGCTCAATTCTGTTATTTTAATAGCTGCATAGTATGTACTTCCTACCATTGCGGACCGTACAACTTCGGCTTTCCTGGTGTCGTTCTGCCAGGTGTAAAGCTCGTCAATTTCTGCTTTCCGGTCAATAGCTCCGGTTCTGGTGTAGTGTGTTGCGTGTGTATAATCCCATCCCATGATATAAACCTCCTTAATCCTGCACCGGTTCACATTGTAAGCGGTGGTTTTTGTTGAATGTTATCAATATACGTTTTGTGTGGTTCCTCTGTTTGAAATCCTCAAAGAATTTTATCAATGTATCATATTTGAAATAGTGCAAGCCGATTTCTGCATACTCAATATAGCGGCTGTCTGTTATATAGATCCCCTGACAGTTTCCGTATTTCTTGAAAAACTGCATTTTCTCTATGTACTCATCAATATTTACGGTTTGCCCCTCTTGCAGATGTTCCAATACTGCGGAGCGGTTCAGATATTTATAAACCATCCTAAAGCCTCCGATCGCTCAATATATCCGGCGGAGCCGGGGCGGCTGATCCGCCGCCGTCCGCCTTACTCTGCGCAATGATCCAACTTATCTTTTATATCTTCAATATCTGAATTGATGCGCTCAATACTTGCATAACGCTTGCTGTTTATTTTTTCTTTGAATGTCTCAAAGTAAGAAAGAGCATAAGAAAAATAATTCATCTTGTTAGACACGCCACGCGTCGCGGTTGCGTCCTGACAATTCAAAACGGCGTTAGATAATAAAATTCTAGTTGCGTCAATGCGTTTCTGCAGTTCGGCTATCTCATTTGTATAGTCGGCGTTGTCTGCCTCTGCCTGTTTTCTGGTCCGTCTCAATGTTTCTGCTCTCTCCATCAATGCGAAGCGGTGAGGGCGTAACAAGTAGCCGCTTTTGTCGATATGGTCCGCAATATCCGCGGATCGTTTTTCATTTCCGTAAAATGTGTTGTATGGTTCGTATGTGAAACGTGCGCCGCTGCCATCCGTGGCGGTCAATACTAAGGATTTTATATAATCGTTTCCGCGTCCGTCCGTGCTCTTTCTGGCATCGTCCAGAGTATACCGCCGGGAAACATTAAATATTTTTGTTTCTGGTTCTTTTATATAGCATTTATCCTGGGCGATTATAAAAATGTTTTCAGTCTGTTTCTTGCGCAGCTCTTCAAAGTCTCCGACACCATAGCAATGATCAATGTCAAATTCTCCGGTAGTGGTGCGATAGTTCCAATACTTCGCACCCTCGCGGCGCGTCCCGTCAAATTTTCCGCTGCTTAATATTGCATAATATAAACCGGATTTATAACAATGCACACCAGGAACGACAAACAAAACAATTTTACATTTTGCCGGGTTCATCGCTTCAGCTACTGCCTTTTTAACGGTGTTTACTGTGAAACGGTCCGCCGATTCTGCAATAAAGTAAGGTTTTTCAAAGTCGAATCCGTCTACATCATGCGCAAACTGTAAAGCCTTATTGTTCAATGATAAAAGATTTTTAATAGATTCATTCATAATATAACCCCCTTTCTAAAATACCTCGCTTGTGAATCCGGCGGCGGTCAATGTCTCGAATTGTTCCCGGATAAATTTAGAACTTGTTTTCTTGTCCGGCTTGCTGATCGGTGCCGTGCATCCGTGATATAATGCAACGTGCTTTTTGTCTGTATCAATAATAATAGTTAAATTTCTATATCCGTAACGGTTATAACTTGCGTATTCTTTTCTCATGGTGTTGATCTCCTATATTTTGAGAGGGAGCGCCCCGGAGGGCGCGCGCCTCGTTTCTATCGGTTTAGTAGTTTTCAAAATGTGCCTGCAGAGCTTCGATCTCGTCATCCGTGAAAAGCCTTTCAATAGCTTTCTTTGTTCTCTGGCAAGCCTTAAATGCTTTCAAGCCTTTTCTAATCTGATCCGCTCCGCCGTCAATATATCCAAACTCTGTTAAAAAGTCCGCCTCATCTGCGCAGCTCTCAGCACAAGAAGCATCGGACAAGATACAATATAAACAATCTTCTTTTGTCGGCTCATGCGTTGCGCTTGGGTTGCACTGATAATCAAAAGTATAGCGGCGATTATTTGCCGGGTTGATAATGCGGCACTTATAGAGAACGTGAGACGGTGTAAAAAGGTCTTTTTGTTCGTCTGCCTCTGTTGCTGTGAATTTCAAAGAATCAATAATTTTTTCTGTTGTCATGGTCTTTCCCTCTCTTTTTGTTGTTCCATCCGGGAAAGCCTGTTATAATAGGAGACAAGCCCCGGAGGGGTGGCGGCGGTCCGTGTCGCTTGGTAGGTGTAGCGGATCGCCCTTTTTTATTTGGTTCTCAATAGTCGTTTGCGTCAGACTTGCAGACGGCGGCTTGCAGGGGTTCGCCTGTCCTATTCCCTTTTATGCTGCGTGTATATAGGTAACTCGTTCCAGCCATCGCCCCGGCTCAATAGTTCCGGAGCGGTTCCCGCTTTCCCCTGGGAGCGTCGGGGGCGTTAATCATTGTTAGAGTGCTAACTGCTTTCACTCGATGCCGGGCCGGTTTTATACCGCTTTCCCGATCTCGTGCGGTTCTGAAAGTTTCAAAGTGCTTTCATACTTCCAATAACTCAATTATCTTTTTTATATGTGCGGTGTGAATTGGTACACCCTAGCACAGGTTTACAATTTTCCTTTTGCCTGATATATGCACTCATTACCACAGGGGCAGCCCTCACAGGAGATACAAGCCGGAGGCGGTGGGGCGTGTGTTTCGGTCTCGTCTTAATAAGTGCTGCGCCGCCGTTGCCTTGGTCCGGGCTGGTTCCCTTGGTCCGGTCTGCGGTGCGTTGTTCTTTTGGGGTACACCGTGCGCCCTTGCCTGCGTTTGTTTGTTTTGTTGAACGTCCGGCGGTTCGTTGTTGTCCGTTGCGGTTCGTTCTTTATGCTTGTATTGTAAAGCGTATTCTTTACAAAGTCAAGCGGAAAATTTACAAATTATTGCGGTTTGTGAAATATGTATAGCTGACTAAACAAAACAAGGGCGGTTTGTTGTGTAAATTGTACACTTTACAAAGTGCAAGAAAACCCCGGCGCAGTGTTTACCATGTAAACGGCAGACTTGACAGGCGGCGCAGATTCCTATATATTAAAGGGGTACAGAGAGAAAGGAGGGCGGAGCCGGTGCGGTTGAGTTTTGGCGAAAAAATGCGCGTTATGATGAAACGGCGCGGGGTATCGGTGCAAGAGGTGGCGGATCGTCTGGGCGTGTCCCGGCAGAACGTAAACCAGAGACTAAACGCCGATAAATTCACGCTTGACGATATGGAGAAATACGCCGCCGCCATTGGTTGCGGTATAGAGATAGAAATAACAGAGCCGCCGGAGGGCGGAGCAGATCCACATATAAATAAATAAGGATAGCCGAAAAAGTAGAACGTAGGGCACAGAGAGAAGCACAAGAAAGCTTTTCCCGGTGTCCTTTTTATTTTGCCCGTGTGACAACGTAGGACCGCCACAGAGGGCACAGAGGAAAGGAGGGCGCAGAGATGGCAACAGAGAAGAAAGAAACGGCACAGAGAGACGCGCAAGGCGTGAGAAAGCAGAGCTATAAACGTTTTAAGGATGGGCGCGACTACGAACCCACGGACGCAGAAACAACGGCGGCTTTGTGTGATGCCTTTTTAACTGGATTCTTACAGACAGAGGAAACGCCGGAGGGCGGAGAGGTACAGAACAAAGGGGGACGCCCTAGAAAGTTGGAAACGGTAGAAGAGTTTACAGAGGTAGCGGAAAAGTACATTTTATATATTAAGGATAGAGCGGCGGAGGGTGTGCGCTTGGTGCCTGATGTAGAGGGCTTTTGCAGTTTTGCCGGGATTTCTAGGGAAACGCTTAATAATTGGGAAACAGCCCGCCCGGGTGCGTATTCTGACACAATAAAAAGACTGAAAACAAGTATAGCAGCATTTAAGAAACAACTCGCCTTTGCTGGCAAGATCCCGCCGATCGTATTCGCTACGGATATGAACAACAACCACGGATACACACAGGCGGCGCAAAAGATAGATCTAAACGTTGGAAAACAGGCGGCAGAACTACCAACAGCGGCAGAGATTGCGCAGCGTTTACCGGTGGAAATGAGCGGAAAAGATCCGGCAGACACGGACGGAGATATAAATATATAGCATTTATGCGGTTTTACGGTTCGTTTTCTTTTACTTTTACGAACTCGGACAGATCCGGCGGCGGTTGGTGGGATGCCAGGGCGCAGAGGTCCGGCAGCTTATACCCTGGGGCGGGGGTGTAGAGCGGAGCGGATCAGGGGCAACTCACCCCTCTGAGTTCCCGAAAAATTAAAAAGCCCCAAACCACCCCAATCGTAAAATGGCAAAGAACCCTATTACCGTAAACCACCCAATTTACAATGTAAGTACAGATACGGCATCCAGATAACAGATGGAAAGTGAAAGGTTTACAAAACCCCAAAAACCAAAATCGCCGGATGCCTACCGGCATAGAAAGAGAGAAATATGGAACAGAACAAAGAAACAACAATACAGAATGAGCAGAGAGAGGCGGAAGTATGCAGAGAGAAGAAACAGACCGCATGGGACAAATGGAAAGAGGACACACTGCGGAAGTTCAACCGGACTGCATGACAGAGGCGTACACCGAGGGGATTTCAGAAACACATATTAAGACCAATGCAACGGTATTCCACATATACCAGATGATAGAGTTCGGAAAACTTACCAAAGAAGAGGGATTGTATCTCATGGTAAATACGCTTGCAGATGAGAACCACCGTCTGAACCAGATGTGCAATGACCTCATAATGAGGATGCCGTCACGTCTGCTCGTAGAAACAATAACAGGCGAAAAATAAAAATCGGCGGAGGCTTACGCCTCATAAGGAGAAAGACCATGAAAGATACTGAACAAATAGCAAGCGCAGTAGCATACGCAATGGAGAAATGTTGTGAATGTCCGCTTACAGAGATATGCAATGAGAACTGTGAGAATATGTGGAAGAGGTTTCTTACATCCGGGAGGGTAAGGGGAAATCCATTCCGAAAGAAAATCACTGCAAAAAGAATCTTGAACCGGTTCAAAAACATAGTGGCAGACGCGTGGAAAAATTCAGTTGTACGGCGGATGCTGATACTAACCCTCATTGTGCTTGCGATAAGCCTCATCTTCACAGGTGGGTATAACCTTGGCAAGATTGTGGGCGCAGAAACACAAACGGAGGAATATCTGGATGGACGGTTGGAACAGTGATTCTCAAAATTTCCCGAAAAATAAAAAGGGAACAAGGGTCAGGGGCGCAGACATGTCCATATCACTTTTGGGCGGAAACGCATCCGGCAGACCAACGGCATTGCTGATATGCGACAGATGCCCTTGGTACGGAGCGGGAGCGTGTGAAAGATGCGATCCGTATACGGGCGCAAGGATGGTATAGAAAATTCAAAGGAGGGATAATCAAAATGGTAAAAACGATAGTGGCGGTAGTAATCGCATTGGTACTGCTAAATACGGCGTGGTTCGCATTGAAAATTGCGGTGTTGATTTGGACTGAGGCAAGGGAGGAAAAGAAATGGCGCATGGGACCGGTCTATCAGTCTGAGGCAAGGGAGGCTTTCATCATGGAGTGTTCCCGGAAAGACATTAAGGGCAATCCATACGCAGAACGGCTCGATAAGTGCATCAAGAAAATGGATAGAGAGGAAAAACGTCTCAAAAAGGCACAGGAGAGATCCAAACAGAAACTTTCCAAAATGAGGGAGAGAGTATGAATTTCTTACCATTCAGACATTGCATAAGGGAACCGCATGGATCAGCAGTTAAATTTGAGATATTGGCAGCAACACAGAATGAGTTTCAGGTGCGTTACCCGGATTACGATTACATCAAAATGGGAGCCGGTCCGTCAGTGCCGTATAACAGAGAACAATTACTGTGTTTCCTACTGGCGTATGACAAAGCGGAGTGCCTTGAATTTATGGAAAAACTGTATCATCACACGGGGTGGCCTGCAGAAAAGCTGCATGAGAATCCGGCGTTTGCCGAAGTGATAAAGGAGAAAGAGACATGATAGCACGTTTCTTACAGGATATTGTCGTAAACGACATTGAGAAGAATATGGAAATGACCATTGACAAGGGGGAAGAACTCTTTGCCATCGACAGAGGAACCCATTATGAACTGAGAAAGGCTGACGGATGGGGAACTATGGCTCCGAAAGAGTGCGAGGGAACATATTATGAGATCATCAAAGAATAAAAATCCGTGTTTTGATTGCCTTGCATCAGAAAAAGAAAATGAGGAAGTATGCAAGACCATACGGGCGATACTGAATAAGCACAATAGCGTACAAGTGGATCTGAATGATCCGGTCAGCATAGGAACATTAACCATAGGGGATTGCACATATAATGTTTATCTTGGAAACACAACACTGAATAAATTGCGGTGTCTGCCGGATAAGGATGTGTATAAACGTGTATTCACACTGATAGAGGCATAGGAGGAATATTGATGGAAAATGAGACCAGACCACAGCTCTTTATCATGGATGAACGTCTTGGAGATCCCATACCGCTTGCGGAAATTAAGGAAATATCTGAGCCTACACTGGATGAAGAGTATGATATGCCGGATATTTCACATCTGAAAGATGGTTTTGAAATACCTTTTGAAGTGAAAAATGAAGAAATCTGCCATAAATAAGCTGTTTCGCTCATGTTTTGGCAGAGAACCTTACAGAAATCTCGAAAAATGCGCCAAGTGCATACTGAAAGAGGACTGCGTGGTAGCGAAAATCGAGAACAATTTCAACATGAGATTAAGGGCATACCGCCCTTGATAATAAATCACAAGGAGGACACCAATGGAAGAGAAAGAAAAGAAACCGTGGAGACCGCCGGAAGCGGCACATTTACCCGATCCGATAGCGTTTGCTATGCAGGGTTTTGAACGTTTTGGATTACCGAAAGAACGGCTGATACCGACATTACAAACATTTGACAGAGTGATGCAACACTCGGCATTTACCGAAAACCGATGGTGGGAAAATGCAGGACAGGTAACGGCAGCATCATCGGCAGAACAGTGCCGGAGAGTGAGCATCGAAAGAGTACGTTGCCTCGGAGAACCATGGCCGGATTTCGATGATATACCGGTTGCGAGTATCACAGAGGATTTTTCACAGAAATGTCAAAATGCCACAATCGGATTGTTAAGAGACCAGGTAATAGCATCATGCGCTATTCCGGGAGAAACATTGTTTGGAGACATTTTTAACCAGTTAGGTATTAAGGAGGACAATATGGATAGAAGTTTAGCGGACAAGAAATTTAAGAGAGTAACTATCGAGTGCGAGGACGGCACGACTTACGCAGGGAAAATCAATCATGTATGTGGCAGCCCGTATCGTTGGAACAAACTGTGTGTAGAAGCAATGGTTGAGGACAAGCCTATTGGAGCATACGGTATCGAGAAAGTCCTGTTCCAGAATCCGGCAACAATCGTATTTTGGTCTGACGGCACAAAGACAGTTGTAAACTGCATGGATAACGTGGAAATCAAGAAAAAGGTTGTTGATGGCAAGGAAGTAACCATTCGTAAGCCTAAAAAGGCTGATACCTATTCTGAGGAAGCCGGTCTGGCTATGGCTATCGTGAAGAAATGGGCTGGCAACAACGGAAATTACAACAACATCTTCCGTGAGTTCATTCCTGAGATGGCACAGGCTGAAAAAGAGGCAAAGAAATCTGCAAAGAAAGCTAAAAAGGCACAGAAATCGGAGGAATAACCAATGACGCTGAGGGAATTTGCCAAGGGATATGACGGCAACATTATGCTGAAAGCATTTGAGAATGAGAAATCAACAACTCCGACAGCAATTATGATGACTCAGATTACGGATTCTATCAAGGATGAGGTTCTTGACAAAGAAGTATACAGCTACACAATGGTTTGCGCTTCACTGTTTGAACGGTATCTGAGAGTGAATTTTGAAGCTGTGCCGGAAATCCCAAACGAAACGGAGGGAACTGAATGAGAAAGATATTTTTTGACACAGAGTTTACCGGCCTGCATCAGAATACAACGCTCATAAGCATCGGACTGGTTTCTGATGAGGGCGAAAGGTTTTATGCGGAACTGACCGATTATGATGAGACGCAGTGCGATGATTGGATTACCAAGAATGTTCTGGATCATCTGCTCCTGAGTGGCAACACGGAGCTGGAAAAGGAACTGGAAGAGGATGAGCTTACGACAAGAGTGATCGGCAACAGGGACGATGTGAGAACGGCATTGCTAAATTGGCTTGATGGTTTCGGAGATGATATTCAGTTTGTCTCTGATGTGTGCCATTACGATATGGTTTTATTATGCGAACTGATTGCAGATGGAGCCATGTTGTTGCCGGAGTACATCAATCCGTTTTGCCACGATCTCTGCCAAGATATTTCAATGATCCTGGATATTTCAGAAAAGGCAGCTTTTGACATTTCGAGAGAACAGCTCCTTACAGACAGAGGAATTGATTTGCCGAAAGGTCAAAAACACAATGCACTCTACGATGCGGAAGTTATCAAGGCAATCCATGAGGACTTTTTCTCCGTGGGGGGGGGTAAAACAGGGAGGTAAGAATGGATAAGGGACAAATCTTAATGGATTACCGCTTGGCGAAGAACCATAAGAGACAGATACCCATTCTTGCGGACTTAAATGCGTGCGACACGCAGACAATAGTAGAAATTCTGGAAGAGGGCGGCTACAAGCGTATGTTCAATACGAATGGTGTGGATATTTCCGTGAAGAAAACAGAGATTGAGCAAAAGTATTCTTCCGGGGAATCCATAGCTGCCCTTGCAATGGCGTATCACATTTCAAAGAAACAGATTAAGGCACTTCTCGGAGTAGAAGAGACGGAGGAAAAGGGAACCATGTCTGAGCAGGAAATGATAAAGAAACTCGGAGAACTTACGAGCGAGGTTGAAAAACTGAAAGCAAACAAGAAATCTCTGGAAGAAAGAAATGCGGAAGTAGAAAAAGAGAATGATAATCTGAGGAAACAGATTGAACAGCTTGAAAGTTTCAATGCAGAGCTGGATGCCACAGTCAAGGAACAGACTGAAATGCTGAATGGTGGAAAATTATATGAGGATTATCAGGAAGTTTGCATTAAGAACAGCAAGCTCAACGCAACGGTTGATGTTCTGGTAGAGAAAATCAGTATGTTAAAGGCGGTGGGCTGTCATGGATAATGGAATGGAACTCAGAGTGAAAGATTATTGTGCTTTCTGCCCTGATTTTGAAGCTGACGTTGATAAGGTTGATATTACTGTATTGGAGGATCAGAGCCAAAAGGTATTAACCACAATCAGATGTGAACACGCCGAAAAGTGCGAAAGAATATACGGAAGAATACAGGAGGGCAGAACCAATGAAACAACGGTGGTACAAAGTAGTGTTTGAAACCATTGAGAGAAAACCAATCCGTAGAACTGTTACCGTATGCAGCACGGACAGTGTTCATGCGTCTGCTCTGGTATATCAGCAGTTCGGTAGAAAGAAAATCAAGGTAAAATCTGCCAAGAAAGTAAAGGAGAGCGAATGATGGATAATTTGAACTTGAAACCGAAGTCCCCGGATGAAGTAAAAACCATGATGTGGACTGGGGAAAATCAGCGTGAAATGTTCGATCTGCTTACTTGCGGTAAGAAAATTGATGATTATATGACTGCCAGCGGAGAGAACTTTTTCATAGACCATAGCACCGTAAAAGGTGGGCTGGTACTCATTACCAACGTAGGAAATCAGTGCAGATGCGAAATACCGGTAAAGATAGGGGATTATGTGTGCGGACGCAGATATGGAGACAAATGGTGCTTTTCTGCTGCAGACGGTACGGCTTTCGAGAACAATACTTGTGGAACTCTTGAAAAGAGAGATGGGAAAGAAAAACCGATAGACATATTCAAAAACCAAGAGCAGTTAGAAGAGTGCCTGAGAGAGTGGCAACACAGATTATTCCTTGATGGGTGGCTAATACTGGCACACGTTAAGGATAAGATTATGAACCCTAATGGAGAAGAGGTAATTGACGCTGCCGGATATAACACATTCATATTTGAATCCAGTCAGGCAAACATCCAGTTACTCAGCGATGAATCTTACAAAGAGAACAATACATTGTTCAAACACTGCATGGAAAAGGATCTTGTGCATGAACTTTTACATTGCAAGTACGATTGGATGGGATGCCAGGGTGGAACCTATGAGGGCGTGTATCTGGATGCGACCGAACACCAGAAGCTAGAGGAAATGGCAAAGAGTCTTATCATGGCAAAATATGGTGTCGGTTATGATTACTTCATGTGAGGTGCAATATGACAACGGTGGTGGTCTATAAGACCGATACAAAAGAAGTTCTGGCAGCTATTCCGATGGACGGCGGAGATGCCGTCTGCCGGAATGATGTGGAATTTCAGATTTACAACGGAACAGAGCCAATATTCACGGAAACTCCCGGAGGAATCGTATTGGCAGAAAACAAATTTATGATAAAGATGGAGGGCAACAACAATGAAAAATAAAGGAACATGGATTATTGTCGGCATCGTAGCCGCATTTGTATTACTGATAGCAGGAATTTTCGTAAGCACCAACAACAGAGCAGTTTCATTGGAGGAACAGGTTTTTACGGCTGACTCTGATATTCAGGCGCAGGAGAAACGCAGAACGGATCTTATCTACAATCTGGCAGATTGTGTCAAGGAGTACGATAAGCATGAGGCAGAGACTCTTCTTAATGTCGTGGAAGCAAGAGGAAACAATGGCAGCACCACGGATATTGAGAATGTGACAACTTCCATAGCTGCGGTTGCCGAAGCATACCCGGAATTAAAATCCAATGAGAATTACAAGGAACTGATGAATGAACTTTCAACCACAGAGAATATGATCCTGCAGTACCGCACTGCCTACAATAATGAGGTAAGGGCGTATAAGAAATATGTGCGTAAATTCCCTCATAAGCAGATCTTGGGAATTATGGGATATGAGGTTATCAATTACGACTATCTGGAATACAGCGAAGAGGACAGACAGCCGGTAAGCAATCTGTTTGGAGAATAAGCCTATGAGAAAAGGGAGTAAGATAATCTACTCCGGCAACGGTTGGGATATGACGGTGCGTGAACTGATGTTTAGCATCGTCATTATCCTTATCATGCTTATGGGTGGATTTTTCATTAGTGAAAAGATAGCTTCACGCAATGACGAACAGAATCAGGAATACTATCAAGCCATGCAGATTGATGGAAATGCGGAGCTGTTTCAGTACGGTATGCGAACTGATGTAGGAAATGCGTTCGTGAAAGGAAATCTGGTGGCAGTAGATCCTGTTACAGATCCGGGAATAGGTGGAGTACCAGCTGCCTACATAAAGGTTGAGGAACAACACTACAACCGACATACGAGACAGGTGGCACATACACGGACGGTAAATGGGAAAACACAGACTTATTACACCACGGAGGTATATTATTCGTGGGATTACTACGATAGTTGGGAAAACCATAGTCAAACGGTGTCATTCCTTGGTGTGGAGTTTCCGTATGGAAAAATCCAGATGCCGGGGTCTTACCTGTATGACACGATTAAGCAATCGTCCCATGTGAGGTATTTGTACTATGTTATCAACACGGAATACAGCGGAGTTATCTATGCCAATCTCAAAGACAATACCATAGAGGACGGAACACCGTTCGTTCAGGCAGATACGATAGATGAAGCGGTGGACTATATGGTTTCAAACGGAACTGCCGGGTTGGTAATTTTCTGGGTTGTATGGGTAATTTTGATTGGAGCAGCCGTGTTTGGATTCTGCTATTTTGATAATAAGTGGCTGGAGGATTAGAGATGTATATTGTAGACCAGGATCGTAGCAACGTAGTGAACATCGGCAATATCAAAAGCATTGCACTCAACGGAAAAAGAATTACTGCCGATGATTACACACTTGCAGCTTACGACACAGAACAGAGGGGGAAAGAAGTATTTGAACAGTTACTCGGAAACGCTTTTCCTCCTGATATGATAGTGGCTAAGAATTGCGACATATCTGAGGATGCCGTAAAGGATCTGGCAATGGATCATAGCATTATCATGGTTCGTGGCAACGGACAGGCGGATGTTACAGCGTATAGCTGCGGAGTTTATTATATGCCGGAGGAATAAAAGAATGTTAGATATTATTTTGGCAATCATTTGGATTGCGATATTGGCACTTTACATTGTTGTGGGTTGGAAAGATGCAAAGTCCAACAATGAAGTGAAGAAAGAAATTACACAGATGAATGAGCTGCTGTTGGAACAGAACTCTCAGCTCAAAGAACAGAATAAGCATCTCAATATGGTTATTCTGAGCGTTTGCAGCAAGAGCGTGAGAGATCGTAAAAATGCGGAGGGAGGAAAAGATGCGCAGACAGAGACGGGCGGCAAACAGACCACATTGGAGAAAGAGACCGGAACGGAGAACGCGACCGCAGCCACAGATAGAAGAACCTCTGTTTCGAGTGAGGTATGATGAAAGACCGATAGAAAGATATGCCGAGTGCATGGAGATGGATATATTCAATGCAGGACGTGATGGTGCAACGGAATATGTTCACGGGAAATTGGCAAGCAGAATAGGGTTAAAACTTGCCGACAAGGGCTTTATCAAATTTGAAACAAACGAAAATCCGGCGCGCCGTGGCATTATAATCCGTGCGTCAGTGAATGTGGTAAAACCTTAAATATTACAGAGCCGTGTAGAGCCGTGAGAAAGGATGAATTTTCATGGCTCAACACGAACTATCGAATAAAGAGATTATCGTAAGGCTTCTGAAAAGCGATCTGAGCGACTATGACAATCTTCTGTCCTTACTCGGAATGGCAAATGAGGTTATCCGGGAAGATAAAGAACTTTCGCGGAAATTAGCGAATAAGGTCAGATTCCTTGCCCTGAGACTATGTGCGACAGGAGATATTAAATATTACGATTTGTACAATAAGGCTCTTTTGTTCTTGGCACAGGAACATAAGGATTTTGACTCTTATCTGCTCTATGTGGAAAAGAACAGAGATCCAGAGGACAGATACTATCAGCCACGAAGAAATAAGATTTATTGGCTTGTACAGAAGATGCAGAGGCTTATTGATGATGAGTTGGATATTCTGTCAATATCAATGCCTCCCGGCACCGGCAAGACCACACTGGGAGAGTTTTTTATATCGTTTGTAAT